GTAGATGTTCATCCTATGAAACAAATTACAATAGCTTCTATAATTCAAGTAACTATGTTTGGATTTATGCTTTTTATGTTTTGGATAAACTCGAGGATATTTTAAAATGAAATTAAAACCAACATTTAAAAGTAAAAAAACTGACAGAAACTGTAAATTTTGCATGTTCTTTTGGAGTATGCTTATTATGTTTTGGTCTATTAATAGTATAGCAGATGAGATGGTACATAAATTTAAGAACCCTAGTTTTAGTGGTGAAGGAACTTCTGCACATTATCTTACTATAGAAAATCAAGAGTTTAATAGAAAGATGAGCATCAAAGAAGAACTCAAAGCTTTACAAGACCAGATTAAAAGAGACAAAGAAAACACAACACTTGCAAGATTTATAAGAAATTTAGAATCTAGAATATACGCACAGCTATCAAGACAGTTAGTAGAAAACTTGTTTGGAGAAACAGCAAGTACAGAAGGTACTTTAACTTTAGAAGGTAACACTATTACATATAGTGTTGAAGATGGAATTATAACTTTGGTAATAACGGACAGTAATGGCGATACGACTACTATACAGCTTCCTATTGGCAATTTTAGTTTCTAGTTGTGCAGTCTTAAATAAAAATACAGACTTATCACTAACTAGAAATATACAACCTGCTAATATTTTAGATTTACAGTCAGCTCAATTAGCTGAATTACCTGCTGCAAAAAGAAAACCTGTAATTGCAGTATATAGAGATAGCTTTCAAGATTTAACAGGGCAAAGAAAAAGTAATAGTAGCTTTGCTCTATTTAGTACAGCAGTTACACAAGCTCCAGAGGCATTGCTTATTAGAGCTTTAAAACATGCTGCTAATGGTAAATTTTTTAGAGTTGTTGAACGAGTAGGTTTAGACAACCTTACTAAAGAACGACAACTAATCAGGTCAACTAGAGAAAACTTTGATGAGGATAAACAACTTCAACCTTTGTTATTTGCAGGATTGTTAATACAAGGTGGAGTTATTAACTACGATACAAATGTTCAATCTGGTGGTATTGGTGCTAGATACTTAGGAATAGGTTCAAGCAAACAATACCGAGAAGATGTAGTAACTATATCATTACGATTAGTTTCTGTATCAACTGGAGAAGTGCTAATGGAAACTTTAGTTTCTAAAAGCATTGTCTCTACAAGCGTTTCTCAAGATGTCTTTCGTTTTATAGAAGCTGGTACTGAGCTAGTAGAAATAGAAGGAGGCGTTGCTGAGAATGAGGTGGGTTCTATAGCTTTACAAAAAGCAATAGAAACTGGAGTATTTAACTTAATAAAAATAGGAATAGAAAGAGGGTATTGGGAATATGAAACAATTAAAATTAATGAGCCTTGTGATGCTAATGAGTGCATCGATATACGGGGCTGATAATGAAATATATGTTGACCAATCAGGTGCTACTGCTAATATAGATTTAGAACAACTTGGTTCTGGAAATATTATGGGTGGATTAAATTCTGTTGCTGGAACTTTAACTGCTTTAGATTTAGATGGTTTAAATTTAACCTTAGACATTAATCAAATTGGAGATAGTAACAAGTTTCTCGGTGATATTACAGGTGATTCTATAACAGGATTTTTTGAATTTGATGGAGATAGTAATTTATTTACCATACAAGCAGACCCAACTAATACTTATGGTATTGATAATTCAAACTTTAATGTAGATACTACAGGTAGTAGTAATACTTTTACATTAGATGTAGGCACGAGTGCTATGGCTAGTAATACAGATTTAGATTGGATTATTAATGGTAGTAGTAACACATTTGACTTTGATATTAATTATGATGGTGGTACTTCTTATGTTGATGTTGACGGAGATAGCAATACAGTAAACTTTACAGGTAGTGGCTATGCTGGTGGTTATTTTTATTTAGACCAAACCGGTAACTCTAGGACTTTTAATATACAACAACTAAGTACATTAGATAATGATTGGCTCAAAATACTTTCTACTGGTAGCTCTGGTACTGTCTGTGTTATCCAAAACGATGGTGGCACAACAGTCGGATGCTAGTATAGGAAGCGTAACAGAACTTAAAGGTACAGGCAGAATTGTAAGGGACATACCTTATGATGCTGCCTTATCTTTTGGTATAGAAAGTTATGACAATGTCGAAACTTCTAATGGTAGAATAGGAATAACATTTCTTAATGATACTAGAGTTAGACTAACAGAACATTCACAATTAGTTATAGATGAGTTTATCTATGACAGTAATCCTTCAAAGTCTAAAATGGCTTTGCAATTTGCTAGTGGTACTGCAAGATTTATTACTGGCAAGTTAAATAATATAAACAAAGAGAACATAGCTATCTCGACTCCGAGTGCAAATGTTTCTATTCGTGGTACAGACTTTACAATTACAGTCAATGAGATTGGAGAGTCTTTAATTATATTATTACCAAAAGATGATGGTACTCCAAGTGGAGAAATATTAGTGGCAACAGCTATGGGAGAGGTAGTGCTTAACAAACCTTACCAAGCTACTACAGTCTCTATGTTTGAAACAGAACCTACAAAACCGGTTATATTAGATTTAACTTTAGAGTTAATTGATAATATGTTAATAGTAAATCCACCACAGGAGAAAATAGATGTACAGGGAGAGAATGGAGTTAGCGTTTCTAATATTCTTGATGCTGACTTCCTTGACTTTGATGATTTAGATGTAGACTATCTTGCAGAAGATAACTTAGAGTTTACTGAATTAGATATAAATTATTTAGATGTAAACTTTCTTGAAGACTTGTTAGACATAATACAAGATGTAAATGAGTTAGACCAGACAGAAACTTTATTAAAAGCTGACTTAGATTTAAAAGGAACGAGTATGGGGTTTGATTCTAATACTCAGATTAATACTTTTGCTACAGATAATATAATAACTTTCTTAAAATCATTAGAAGATACAGTAAGATTAGACTTGGACAAGACAGGTTCTTATACTGTTATACTTGTACAAAATGGAAAGAGTACTCAAATTATAGTAAATGGTGGTGGTTCTTCTACTAT